TGTATCTTTATATCATCTACATCATGCATGACATTACTTACTAAATCATACACGTCTTCCTTATGACCTTCTTGGTGGGAGGATAAGAAGTTATTCTCTTCATCCACCTCCATCATATATGTTACACTAAACTTACGTTTCATTTGTGCTTCTCTTTGTATACCTCAATGAGTTTGTTTAGATACCACTGTGCCTTTTGTAGATCTTCTAGGCCACCCTTGTAGTCATACCTCCATACGTACTTCAGTATGTTACCTTGTAGGTATCCTTCTTTGTTGTGGTTAGTTGCAGCAAGGATAGCGTCAATACATTCTATACCTGCTTGGTTATAATGTGGTGGGTTGTTTACTAAATCTTCTATAGCCATCTCCTCTATTCCTGCAAACATATCTGCTACATCAAAGTCTATATCAAACTCTTCTTCTTCTTTACTCATGCTTCACCTAACGTCTTTGTCCACTTGGTTAACTTGATTACATTACCATCAGTTTCATAATCCATATCCTTTGAAAGATCAAGTTCTGATTCAGCATACTGTGTAGGAAACATTTCTTTTATTAGTTCTACTCTGGCTTCATCATAGTAATCGAATAGTTCTGGATAATCGTCCAATACATTAGTAGTTGCTGCCATAGTTAAAGCTAGATCCATAGCTGCTCTCATGGCTATAGGGTGATGACTTTCACCAAACACTAATCCTGTTTTTAGATCACCATTCCATTCACCATTTTCATCTACTTCAGGTTTTATTACTATAGCAACTTCACCATCTTCTATTTCGTGACCCATTAGGATCTCCTTTTAACTACGACACGCTGCTCTTCCATGCGCTTGCCTTTTTCTATTAGCCACCCTTCAGGTATTACACGATGCGCCCACTTGAAGTTCTTCTGATCACACCAGTCACAGTACCTAGACTTCGCTCCTTTATATAATCTTTGTTTAGCATTGCTGAATACAAACCTGATGTCTAGCTTTGGATGCTGTCTCTGTATCTCTACGTGTTTGCGTCTATCTGCAGAACTAAATAATCCTTTTGTTTCTATTATGATACCGTTATCTAATTCAAAGTCAGGTGTGTATGTGCGATAGCGTAAGTCTTCCCACTCTATCTTTATCTTCTCATACTCTACTGACTTCTGTCTAGTCTTTAGAAACGTAGCAGCCTCTTGTTCAAGACCGCTACGGTATAACATTTTGTTATGTCTACGTGGCAAGGCCATCACCTATTGAAACGTAGTCAACTTGCGGTGGGTTCTTAGCTTTAGATACCCTTGATGGTATTGTCTTTAAAGTATCCCAACACTTATGCTTGAAGCTACAAAATCTACAGGAACTATTGAGTACCGTGTTACCTGTTAGCTTCTTATAGAATGTCTCAGGCACAGGCTTGAAGCATCTTTCGAACGGCTCATCTTTTTCTATATAGTTTACCGTTTCCTGGATATCTTCTATCACCTTATCAGAGTCAACCTCCGAAGCACTGACATACTTAAACTCACCGTTGCCTTTGTTGACCACCCACCAGCCACCTACTTCCTTTCCTGCAGCCTTAGAATAACCTACTAATTGTGGTATGTATCCGAAGCCATCACCCTTCTGTAATGCTTCGAATGAGTCAAACTTATTTGTGTATGACCAAGGTGATGCAGACTTAACATCATCTATCTTGCCATCCATTTCCATGTCGTACTCACCCTTGATCTTCTGTCCATCAGGTAGCTTGAGTGTGACAGTATCATTGTCTTTGAACTCAGCACCTGCTGCACGTAGTAATCCTTTGAACACAGCTTCAACTAGATCGCCTAGTATCATGTTCATCAGGAAGTGTGGAGGCAAAGGTAGCTTATCTTCAGGATCGTTCTTCTCAAACCACAACTGACACTTAGGTTTACCTATGTTAGACATACGTAGTCTGAACGCATCACGTGGTGGAGAGTTGAACTGCTTGTTCATAGCAGCCTTAACATCGGAGGCAACCAAGTCGGTCACCTCCTCTGTCATTGTAGCTTCACCCTTCATAGCCTTTTGCAAGAAGCTAAAGACTTGTAGTTCAGCAGGGTGGTTCATTACTCATCTACCTCCACGAAATCATTGTTGAGGATCTCACCGACAAGTTCTGCATCATTATCTGTACCTATCTTGGCACGTTCATGGTGTAGATCCAGTATCTTACCGTTGCTAAACTCAATAAGTTCTAAGAAGTCTTTGAGTGTGTCGTTGTCATCACTGCCAAGATCAACACCGTCACCTGTGCTTGCTTGTATCTTACCAAACTTAGCACCAGTAGGTATGCTATCTTCCACACCTTCTAGCTTGATGGTAGACATGATAGGTAACATGTTCTTCTTCTTGAAGTTACTCATCACACCATTGATACTCTTCAGGCTGTCACGGTTCTTTACATCCATGACAAACGGTATGCTTGCTGTAGCATCCACTGGCTCACCCTTATCATTCATAGGGCTATCCAATGAAACTGTACCGTAGTACACCATGACACGCTTTACTGATCTCATCAGTTGTTTAGTTGCTTCAGGTAGTGAGTTGAAGTCTTCAATGTAACCTGATGGTCTACCTAAGTTGAAGCCACCAATGCTATCCTTCAAGTCACCATTCAGGGAGTTAGACATCACAGACTTTTCCATCTCTTCTGTATCACTGTTCCATCTCTGCCACTGATTGCGTTGGGCAAAGACACGAATCGTAACACCATTACTGTAGACTATATCATCCCCTGTCTTGAGGGTGAATGCACCTACTGGTACTACCTCTGTCTTTATCTTCTTACCATTGAGATCTACTTCACCCATGATAGGTTGATGTAACATATTTAAACGTGATATGGATGGCAGGAAGTCTGCGTTACTTGTCTTGATAGACACACCCATAAGCTCAGCCATTGACTGACCACGTTCATTTGCTACTGCTAGTTCATTACTCATTCTATATCCTTTTCTATAGAGTCAAAGAGATCTTAGTTATACACTAAACGTCAACTGTGTCAAGCCAATTATCTCCTATCTTTGCTTCTAAAAGCATTGGTACATTCATCTTTATTCCATATGTCTCCTCTATTATATTGTTTAAGTCTTGGTTCATAGTCCACACCATAGATAACACTAAGTCTTTCTCATTAGGATGAACATCAACCACCATAGAATCGTGTACAGTATTGACTAAACACGACTTCATATGTCGTAAACGTTCATGCATTTCATTCAGTACCACTGGCACTACATCACCAGTAGCAAAGCCTTGCACTGGATAGTTCTTTATCATAGTGAAGTGAGTTGGTATACCACTGTGACGTCTTGTCACATCAGGGAAAGCATACTGTCTGCCTGATATGTTTGTTATCTTGAGGAAGCGTAGTGCCTCATCAGCTAAGTTAGTGTGCCAGTTGGCTATGCCCTTGTACTTATTGTTAAAGTGTTTGTAGTAGGTAGCTTCAGCTTTTGTACGTCCGTAACCGCTTGCCCCAAAGAGTGGCGCAAACGTGTGTTCTTTAGCTGCTTGACGTGATGTTGTTTGCCCTGCATCAGTAATAACTTTTGCTGTGTAAGCATGTACATCGAAACCAGTTGCAATCTCTTGCATCGCTGTTTCATCCTGTGCCAAGAACGCTGCTGTCCTGAACTCAAGTTGTGCAAAGTCGGCCTCCATTATTAATCCATTGTTAAATCTTGATACGAATACTTTCTTTACTGGGAATGTACCTCCTCTTGGCATGTTCTGCATGTTGGGATTTCTACCACTGAAACGTCCTGTTGCTGTAATGTGTTGGGTAAGTCCAACGTGCAGGAATCCATTGTTCTTGGTGTATGTTCGTATTCCGTTGACAAAAGAAGATAGGTAAGAAGAGATAGCATTGTGACGTTTAAGATCAGAAAGGAAACTGATAGCCTCGTCCATTCTATTCTGTTTTGCAGTTGAAGATAGTACATCTAGTTCATCCTTCCCTGTGTTAAATCCATTGGCACTGACCCACTTCTTACTTGGTGCAGTGAAGCGTAGTCCTGCTATCTGTTGTGTGTTCTTTAGTCTATACCCTTGTGCATCACAATCCTTGCATCTAGTAGCTCTTGCAAACTTTGTTCCATCTTTCTTAGTTCTGAATACCTTACCCTGCCCTTCGCAACTTGTGCAGGTGTAAGCCGTTGTCC